ATGAGATTGAGATCATTGCTGCCGTGGGGCTCCGCGGCGGGTCGCAAAGCCGTGCCTGAGAAAAAGGCCGCTGGCGGCTTCATGTCGTTGACCGCGGAAGGGCGGGCGAGCTGGACCGGCCGCTCCTATGCCGCGCTGTCGCGCGAGGGCTTCATGAAAAACCCGGTCGCGCATCGCAGTGTCCGGCTGGTCGCGGAAGCCGCGGCCTCGGTGCCGTGGCTGCTCTACGAGGGCGATCGCGAGCGGCCGGATCATGCCATCCTCTCGCTGCTCGGCCAGCCGAACGGACGCATGGGTGGCCCCGATTTCTTTGAGGCGCTCTATGGGCACCTGCTGCTGTCGGGCAATGCCTATGTCGAGCCGCTGCTGGTCGGCGGAAACCTGCGCGAACTGCATCTGCTGCGGCCTGATCGCATCGGTATCGTCGAGGGCAGGGATGGTTGGCCCGAGGCTTACGACTATCGCGCCGGCGGTTCCGTGCGCCGCTTTCCGGCGGAGACGGAGGGGCTTGGTCTGCTGCACCTGAAACTCTTCCATCCCCTCGACGATCATCTCGGTTTCCCGCCGCTGGCGGCAGCGCAGGTGGCGCTCGATCTCTCCAATGCGGCCGCGACCTGGAACAAGGCGCTGCTCGACAATTCGGCGCGTCCATCGGGCGCTCTGGTCTACCAGCCGAAGGAGGGCGGCAATCTCTCGCCCGACCAGTACGAGCGGCTGAAGCAGGAACTCGACGAAGGCTATTCCGGCCCGATGCGCGCCGGACGTCCGCTGCTCCTGGAAGGCGGCCTCGACTGGAAGTCGATGGGACTGTCGCCGAAGGACATGGATTTCGTCGAAGCCCGCAATGGTGCTGCCCGCGACATCGCGCTCGCCTTCGGAGTGCCGCCGATGCTGCTCGGTATTCCCGGCGACAACACCTATGCCAATTACCAGGAGGCGAACCGTGCCTTCTACCGGCTGACCGTGCTGCCAATGCTGACGCGCACCGCCGCCTCGCTCTCCGCCTGGCTCTCCGGCCACTACGAGGACCGCCTGCGGCTGGAGCCCGATCTCGACAGGGTCGCCGGGCTTGCTGCCGAGCGTGACCAGCTGTGGACGCGGGTGGGAAGCGCTGCATTCCTCAGCGACGAGGAGAAGCGGCAGGCGGTGGGGTACTGAAAACCTGCACCGCCGCATGAATCAAACTCTGAGCGCCCGGACTCAATGTTCGAGCAAAAGCAAACAAGCGATTCAAAAGATTCGCTGAAGCGCGAGGACGACACCCTGAAATCGGCGCTGCGAAGCGTGATCGCCGGCTGGGGTGTCCTTCTTCGTCAACCAAGGATCCCTGCGATGACAGACCTTTCCAACGATGCCGGGCTCTGGGCGACCAGGGCGCTCGGTGCATCGGCTGGGGCGGCGGTGTCGCTCGTCTATCTCCTGCCGAAAAGCCGGCGGGAGGCTGCGAGCCGCTTCTTCACCGGCCTTGCCTGCGGCACGATCTTCGGCGGGCCGACGGGCATCTGGATCGCCGAAAGACTGGCGCTGGCGGATCGCCTCTCGGCCTCGGAGGTCGTGCTGTCGGGATCGGCGGCGGCAAGCCTTTGCGCCTGGTGGGGCCTCGGCATCCTGTCGCGCATCGCCGGACGATACGGCGCACGCGGACGCTAGCCCGGGCATAACAATCTACAACGAGGAGAGCATCATGACCGCAAGCCGCGCGCTGGCGCGATCACCCATGGGCGCGGATACGCGCAAGTTCGCCAATCTCGAGCTCCGGGGGCTGAGGCGCGACGGCAGCTTTTCCGGCTATGCCAGCGTCTTCGGTGAAGTCGATCTCGGCAAGGATGCGATCGAACGCGGTGCCTTTCGTAAATCGCTCGCCGAGCGCGGCGCGGGCGGGGTACGTATGCTCTTCCAGCATGACCCGGCCGAGCCGATCGGCGCCTGGAAGACGATCCGCGAGGACAGTCGCGGCCTCTATGTCGAGGGCATGCTTGCCGACGGCGTGGCCCGGGCGCGCGAGGTGCATCAGCTCCTGAAGAACGGCGCGCTCGACGGGCTTTCGATCGGGTTCCGCACGGTGCGGGCAAAGACCGACGCCAAGTCGGGGGTGCGCCGCATTCTCGAAGCCGACCTCTGGGAAATCTCGATCGTCACCTTCCCGATGCTGCCTTCGGCGCGCGTCCAGAACATCAAGAATGCGCGGTGGTTCCGCGACAAGGAGACCGAGCTGGTCCGCGCCATGCGCCGGGCCGCCCGGATGATGCTGACAGAAACCTTCAGATAGGAAAAACGGGACATGACCGACATGCATGAGACAGGTTCGAGGATCGCGCCGGAGATCAAGGCGGCGCCCGAAATGACGGCGGCCTTCGACGAATTCATGGAGGCCTTCGAAGCCTTCAAGGACACCAACGACCGCCGCCTCGGCGAGATTGAGGAAAAGCTGACGGCCGATGTCGTCACCCGCGACAAGATGGACCGCATCAGCAGGGCGATGGACGAGCAGAAGAAGGTGCTCGACCAGCTGGCGCTGAAGAAGGCGCGCCCGCCGCTCGGTCGAGGCGGCGGCAACGGCATTGAGGCGAACGAGCACAAGGCGGCGTTCGAGCAGTATATCCGCCGCGGCGACGAGGCCGGCTTGCGCGAGCTCGAGGCGAAGGCGATGTCGGCGGGGACGGGGAGCGATGGCGGGTATCTCGTGCCGCCGGAAACCGATACCGAGATCGGCCGCCGGCTCTCCGTCGTCTCGCCAATCCGCTCGCTCGCGACCGTGCGCCAGGTCTCGGGCTCGGTGCTGAAGAAGCCGTTCGCGACCTCGGGCATGGCGGCCGGCTGGGTGGCCGAAACGGCGGCCCGTCCGCAGACATCGAGCGCCCAGCTTGCCGAACTCTCCTTCCCGACAATGGAGCTCTATGCCATGCCGGCGGCAACGCAGGCGCTGCTCGACGATGCCGCGGTCGATATCGAAGGCTGGATTTCGAGCGAGGTTGACACCGTCTTTGCCGAACAGGAGGGCACCGCCTTCGTGAACGGAGACGGCACCAACAAGCCGAAGGGCTTTCTTGCCTATACCGCGGTCGCCGACAGCGCCTGGAGTTGGGGTAATCTCGGCTATATAGCAACGGGTGCTGCCGGCGCCTTCAAGACGACGGGCGCCTCCGACACATTGATCGATACGATCTATTCGCTCAAGGCGGGTCATCGCCAGAACGCCAACTTCGTCATGAACCGCAAGACCCAGGCCGAGGTGCGCAAGCTCAAGGACGGTGATGGGCGCTATCTCTGGCAGCCGCCGGCGACCGCGGGCGAGGCGGCTTCGCTGGTCGGCTTCCCGGTCGTCGAGGCCGAGGACATGCCCGATATCGCGGCCAATGCGCTGTCGATCGCCTTCGGGGATTTCCGCGCCGGCTATCTCGTCGTTGACCGCACCGGCGTGCGCGTGCTGCGCGATCCCTATTCCGCCAAACCCTACGTGCTGTTCTATACGACCAAGCGCGTTGGCGGCGGGGTGCAGAACTTCGAGGCGATCAAGCTCATCAAGTTCGCCGTGAGCTGACCGAGGCAGGGCGGGTGCGATCACATCCGCATCCGCCTGCCGAACATGCCTGCGTCACACCAATTCAGGATCGTCCATGACTTATGCACTGATTACCCCACCGGTGGCGGAAGCCCTGACGCTTGCCGAGGTGAAGGCTCACCTGCGGCTTGACGAAGGCAACGAAGATGGGCTGCTATCCTCGCTGATCCGCGTCGCACGCGAGCATCTGGAACGCGCGACGGGCCTCTGCCTGATCACTCAGGTGTGGCGCCTCCATCTTGAATCGATACCTGAGGACCGCGTGATTCAGATTGCCAAGGGGCCGGTGCAAGCCATTGAAAGCCTGAGCATTTACGATGAGGCGGGTGCGGAAGTGGTATTGCCCGCGAGCGGCCATGTGCTCGACGGCAATGCCCGGCCGGCGCGTCTGGTGCTCGATCGAAGTACGAATCCCGCTATCGCCGCGAACGGCATCGAGATCGATTTTTCCGCCGGTTTCGGAGAAAGCGGTGCGGAAGTTCCCGACACGCTGAAGCGGGCGATGCTGATGCATGTCGCCCAGATGTTTGCCTTCCGGGGCGCGGTGGCCGTCGAGGATCAGCCGGCGGACATACCTGTTGGTTACGACCGGCTGGTTGCGCCATTCCTGATGCGGAGGCTCTGATGCGGTCCGTCTTCTTCGATCCCGGCCAGATGACCGCGCGGCTCGAGCTGGAGGCGCCGGAAGAGACGCCGGACGGGCAGGGTGGCGCGAGCATTGTCTTCGCATCGGTCGCCTCCGTCTGGGCGCGGATCGAGCCGCTGAGCGAGGTCCGCGAGGAGCGGGCGGGCGCTGATGTCTTCACGCTGACGCACCGTATCTGGTTGCGGTTTCGCAGCGACATCAGGGCCGGGATGCGGCTGCGCAATGGCGACCGGCTGTTTGCCATCGGCATCTGGCGCGATCCTGACGAAACCGCCCGTTACCTCTGCTGCCTCTGCGAGGAGGAAGGACGATGAGCCCCGCTTTGGCGATTACGCTCCGCGATCTGGCGGAGATCCTGGCGCGGGTGGCGCGAGACGCTGCGGGTAAGGCGCAGGCAAAGGGGGGCGAGAGCCATGAGCGCAGCCAATGAATTGCTGACGGCGATCCATGCCCGCCTGACCGGAGATGCCGAGCTTCTCGGCATGATCGGCGAGGACGGTATCCGCGATCGGCTGGTGACCGGACGAAAGCTCCCTTGTGTGCTGATCGGCGAACTCGTCAGCAACGACTATTCGACCTCGACGGAAGGAGGCGAAGAGCATCTGCTCTCGCTCGAAATCTGGAGCGATGCCGGTGGGCGAAAACGGGCGCAACTGGTCGCCTCGCGTCTTCATTCCCTATTGCAGGATGCGGCACTCGATCTTGGTCAGCACCACCTCGTCAGCCTTTTGCATGTCAAGACACAGAGCCGGCGCGAAGCGAAGACGAAACTCCATGTCGCCGAGCTGCGCTTCCGGGCCGTGACGGAGCCGATCGGCGCTGCGTAGCGCCTACTCCTCGAAGCGGCTCGTGGCGTCGCGATCACGTTCGTAATGTCTCGACAAGGGAAACGGCGGTAGCCACGCTTCGCGGCGAATGGTCCAAAGTTCGTAGGTTGGCTTCAACTGATCGGGCGCATCGAGCGAGCCGAGGTTTACTTCGACCTCATCGGCGGAGCGTCCGAAAACCGGGGAGCCGCAGCGGGGGCAGAAGAACCGCCCGTCGTAATCGCCTGTCTCGCCTTCGACCGTCACCGCATCCTGAGGAAAGATCGCAGACGCGTGGAAAAGCGCGCCGTGATGCTTGCGGCAGTCGAGACAATGGCAAATACCGACCCGATAGGGGTGTCCAGTTGCCACGAGGCGGACATTCCCGCAACGGCAGCCGCCAGTGAACCGGTTCATGTTGCTTCTCCTCCAGGATCAAGCGATGGACTGCTTGGTTTGAAGATGGGGCAGTGATCTCAGATGTCCCGCCCGTTGCCGCAGCTGCCTGCATCTCAAGCCGGTTCGTATACCCGGTTCGCTGCCTTGACCTGCGCAGCCAGCATCAGCACGAAGCCGAGCGAGATGACGGCGAGCCCGGCGCAGGTCGCGATTGCGGTTCCGGCACCGGCGCGATCGAGGATCGCCGTGAAAACGACGGGTGCGATGGCGTTGGCGAGGTTCTGCGGCAGCGACAGGCGGGCCGATTGCAGCCCGAATTCGCGCGGCGAAAACAGCGCGAGCGGCAGCAGCGCGCGGGCGACGGTCATGACACCGGAGCCGAAGCCGTAGAGCAGGATGAAGGTAATCAGCAGCGGCGTCGACGGCGGTACCACCAGCATCATCACGAAGCTGAATACCATCAGGCTCACGCCCATTGCGGCGCTGAGGATCGGATTGCCGCGACGGCCGAGGAGCATGTCGAGGAAGCGGGCGGAAATGCCGATCACGCCGCGCGCCGAGCCGAGCTGCAGCGCCAGCACAGGCGAGGCGCCGCACTGGCGGAATATTTCGAGCAGCGAGGGCGATACGCCGAAGGTGACGAAGGGCGAGATCGTCGTTGCCGCGGCAACTAGCAGGAACGCCTTGCGCTGTCCCGCAGGCGATAGCGGCACCGGCGTTTCCTGTGCGGCACTGCCATCCGCGGCAAAGGCGATCGGCTTCGGCAGGGCGAAAAGATGCAGAGGCAGGCAGACTAAGAACTGTAGCGCCGCGCAGATGAGAAACGTCATTCGCCAGCCGACGCTCGTGTTGAGCTCACTGAGGATCGGCCAGAAGATCGCGCTCGAAAGACCGGTAAACAGCATCAGGATGGCAATCACCCGCTTGCTGTCAGGTCCGGCGCGCTCGACGACGGCGGTATAGGCCGGAGCGGAAAGACCGAAGGCGCCGCCGGCGCCGATGGCAATCCAGGCAAGCCCGTAGAGGATGAGGCCGTGCGCGGCGGACAACACCAGCAGGCCGATCGTGAAGGTAATCGAGGCGGCAGCGAGCACGCGCGCGGCTCCATGTCGGGCGAGCAGGCGGCCCGTCGCGGGGCCGACAAGGGCGCTGACGACCATCATGATGCTCAGCCCGCCGAAGACCACCTCGTTCGGCAAGTCGAGATCCGGCGCGATGACGCGGCCCATGACGCCGAGCATGTCGAAGGTGGTGCCCCAGCCGATCAACTGCGTGACGGCAATCACTGCAATTGTCTGCACCGAGCGCAGGGGGATGGATCGAGACATGGCGGGCTTTGACGCGAGTGGGGTAGGGGCGAGCAAGGTCGTAGCAGCTTCGCCTGACGGTTGAAAGTGACAAGTGGATGACACCAACGGCGCCGGCTGCGCCAGTTTTCACGAAGGGATCGGACAATGGTGGCGCAGAAGGGCAAGGACCTGCTCCTGAAGATATTCAACGGAACGGCTTACGAAACGGTGGCGGGGCTGCGGTCGAAACGGCTTGCTTTCAATACCGAAACGGTCGACGTCACTGACGCCGAGAGCGCCGGGCGCTGGCGCGAGCTGCTGGGCGGCGGGGGTGTACAGCGTGCGTCGGTCTCGGGCGCCGGCATCTTCAAGGATGCAGTCTCCGATGGCCTGGTGCGGAACGCCTTCTTCAATGCTTCGATCCTGAGTTGGCAGATCATCGTCCCCGACTTCGGCATGGTGACGGGGCCGTTCCAGGCGAGCGCGCTCGAATATTCCGGCCAGTACAACGGCGAGGTGATGTTCGAGCTGGCGTTGGAATCGGCAGGCGCCATCAGCTTCGAGGCGCTCTGATGCGGGCGGCGGGAGCAAGGGCGAACCGGCGCCGTGGCGAGATCGAGGCTGTCATCGATGGCGAACAGCGCATTCTCTGCCTGACACTCGGCGCATTGGCGGAACTGGAGACGGCGTTTTCCGCCGACAATCTCGTCGGTCTGGCCGAGCGCTTTTCGGGCGGGCAGCTGAAGGCGGCCGACATGATCCGCATCATCGGCGCGGGCCTTCGCGGCGGCGGTAATCTGTATTCCGATCAGGAAGTGGCGGAGGCGAGCATCGATGGCGGCATCGCCGGTTGCGCTGTCGTCGTCGGCAAGCTGCTCGCCGCGACCTTCATGGGGGAAAGCGCGGAGATTGCCGCGTGCCCCCTCTAGCCGCAGCAGATATCGAGACCGATCGCGCGACGCCTTTCCCCTGGGCGCGTGTCCTCCACGTCGGCCTCTGTCTGCTGCGGCTGCCTCCCGCGATCTTCTGGGCGATGACGCCGGTTGAATTTCATGCCGTTGCAGGCGGATTGACGCCGCGCAGCACCGTGGCCAGGGCCGATCTCGGCGCGCTGATGGCGCAGTTTCCGGACAGTCTGACACCCTCGAAACCAAGGAACGATCATGGAGACTGACGATACCGACCTCTCCGCCATGGCCGTGCAGGCCGAGACGCTGCAACGCACGCTCGACGGTCTCGAAACCCGCTCGCGCTCGTTCGGCTCGGCCCTGTCGAGCGCCTTGCGCAGTGCTGCCGATGGCGGCAAGGGTCTCGACGATGTGCTGCGCAGCCTCGGCAATCGGCTGGCCGATATCGCGCTGTCGGCCGGATTGAAGCCGCTGGAGACGATGATCTCGGGCGCTGCGTCGAGCTTGCTCGGCGGTTTCGGCAAGCTCCTGCCTTTCGCCGATGGCGGCGTGGTTTCGCAACCGACCTACTTCCCGATGGGCGGCAACATGGGCCTGATGGGCGAAGCCGGCAGCGAGGCGATCCTGCCGCTGAAACGGGGTGCGGACGGGGCGCTCGGTGTTGCCGCGTCAGGCGAATCCGCCGGCCCGCAGATCGTCTTCAACGTTACGACTTCGGATGCGCAGAGCTTTCAGAAGAGCGAAGCGCAGATCTCTGCGATGCTGGCGCGCACGGCGATGCGCGGCCAGCGCAACCTCTGAGGCAATCATGGCAAACGGCTTCCACGAGGTGCGCTTTCCGCTGCGCCTGTCGCTGTCGACGAGCGGCGGCCCAGTCAGACGCACCGATATTGTCAACCTTTCCAACGGCCGCGAGAGCCGCAACAGCCGCTGGCGCGACGCGCGGCGCAGCTATGATGCCGGCTCGGGCCTGCGCTCCGTCGCCGACCTCTATGAGGTGCTCGAGTTCTTCGAGGCGCGCAGCGGCGAACTCTATGGTTTCCGCTTTCGTGATCCGGTCGATTGCAGGTCCGGGCGACCGGATATGCCGGTAACGGCATTTGATCAGCTCATCGGCACTGGGGACGGTGCGACGGCAAGCTTCCAGCTCGTTAAGACCTACGGGGATACGGCCGCCAGCAGCATTCGAGCCATTCGCAAGCCGGCGGCGGGCTCCTTGATCATTGCCGTGGGTGGCGTTGGACAGGGTCCTTCGGCCTTTGCCTGCGATACGGCGACGGGCCTCGTCAGCTTCGCTCCCGGTCATATTCCAGCGGCGGGCGCGCTCGTCACCGCAGGGTTCGAATTCGATGTGCCGGTTCGCTTCGCGACCGGCCGGATCGACGTCAACCTGTCGGCCTTCAACGCCGGCCGTATTCCGACAATTCCGCTGACGGAGATTGTGCCGTGAGAACCATCGACCCCTCTCTGGCGATACACCTCAATAGTGACGCGACGACGCTCTGCCATGCCTGGCGCGTAACGAGGCGGGATGGCGTTGTTCTTGGTTTCACCGACCATGATCATGACCTCGCATTCGCCGATACCGGCTTCACGGCCGCGAGCGGTTTTTCCGCAAGTGCGACTGAGGAGGAGGCCGGTCTCCCTGCGGCGACCAGCGACGTTGCGGGCGGCTTCTCCAGCGGTGCGATCACAGAGGACGACCTTCAACGCGGCGCCTATGACGGCGCCCGCGTCGAAGTGTTCCTCGTCAACTGGTCGGTGCCGGCGCAACACTTGCTGATCAAGGTACAGGAAATCGGCGAGGTCGTTCGCGATGCCGGTCAGTTTCGTGCCGAGCTTCGAAGCTTTGCTCATCGCCTGAACCAGCCGCAGGGGCGCGTCTACGGCAGGCGTTGTGATGCGGCGCTTGGGGACGGCAGGTGCGATGTCGATCTGGCCCAACCGCAATTTCGCGCTGAAGGCATCGTGGCGCTGGTGCGCGATGAAAGCCACATCCAAGTGTCCGGTATCGGCAGCATGGGCGACGGCTTCTTCCGTTTCGGGGAACTGGCTTTTCTTGATGGCGTAGCCGAGGGGCAAGGCGGGATCGCCGAGTCGTATTCTGATACGGAAGGCGAGGTGACATTGTGGCTGCCGCTGACCGTCCTGCCTGACGTCGGCGACCGGGTCCGGTTGACGGCAGGATGCGACAAGGCTTTTGCCACCTGCCGAACAAAGTTTTCCAACCATTTGAATTTCAAAGGATTCCCCCACATACCCGGCGCCGACTTCGCCTATACCTACGCCGATGGCGAGACCGTTCACGACGGGAGCCCGCTGTTCAAATGAGACCCGTTGCAGAGAATGTGGTGAACGCCGCCGAGAGCTGGATCGGAACGCCCTATCGCCACCAGGCGTCGACCAAGGGCGTTGGATGCGATTGCCTCGGCCTGATCCGTGGCGTGTGGCGGGAGGTCTATGGCGGGGAACCAGAGCTCCCGCCGCCCTATGCGCCCGACTGGGCCGAGCGAAGCGGCACGGATCGCTTGGTGGCGGCGGCGCTGAAGCACTTCGGAACGCCGCTGCCGCTGACGCAAGCGCAGCCGGGCGATGTGCTGCTGTTCCGCTGGCGGCCGGATATGGCGGCGAAGCATGCCGGCATTCTGGCCGGCGAACGGCAATTCATCCATGCCTATGAGCAGGCTTCGGTCGTCTGTTCGCCGCTGGTGCCGAGCTGGCGCAGGCGGATTGTGGCTGTATTTCGCTTTCCCGAACGTTGCTCCGTATCCGGCTGAAGCCGGCAATTCCTCTTCATTTTCCGGTGGTTCATGGCAACACTTCTGTTTCAGGCGGCCGGCGTGGCGCTCGGCAGCGTCTTCGGCCCGGTTGGCGCCATCATCGGCCGCGCAGCCGGCGCGCTCGCCGGAAGCGTTGTCGATCATGCGTTGCTTTCGCGCGGATCGACCGTTCGCGGGGCACACCTATCGACCGCGCGCATTCCCGGCGCAGACGAAGGGACGGCGATCAACAGGGCTTACGGAACGGCCCGGATTGGCGGCACACTGATCTGGGCGACGCGTTTCGAGGAGCAGGTGACCAGCGAGCGCAGGGGCGGAAAGTCGTCGAGCGGACCGCGGGTCGAGACCTTTCGCTACTTTGCCAATCTGGCGATCGGGCTTTGCGAGGGACCCGTCGCCCGGGTTCGCCGCGTCTGGGCGGATGGCAAGGAACTGGATCTGACGCGGATCGAAATGCGGTTTTATTCCGGCGACCGCGAGCAGCAGCCGGATCCCCTGATCGAGGCCAAGCAGGGCGCGGGTATGGCGCCGGCCTATCGTGGACTTGCATACGTCGTTTTCGAGCGGCTGCCGTTGGATGCCTATGGCAACCGCATCCCGCTGCTGCAGTTCGAGGTGGTCCGCCCGATCGGCACGCTGGAAAACCAGATCAAGGCTGTCTGTATCATCCCGGGCGCGACCGAGCATGGCTATCGCACCGTCGCCGTCTCCGAAAGCACCGGGGCAGGCAGCGCGCGAGTCCTGAACCGCAACAGCCTGCAGGGGCTGACCGACTGGGAGGTCTCGATCGACGAGCTGACGGCGCTCTGCCCGAATCTCGAGCGTGTTGCGCTTGTCGTCTCATGGTTCGGGACCGACCTGCGTGCGGGCGAATGTCAGATCCTGCCGGGCGTGGAAGTGTCGGCGCGCAACGAAAGCAGCCCATGGTCGCTCTCCGGCTACTCGCGCGGAACCGCCCACCTGGTCAGCAGGAGCGGCGGCGGTCCCGCCTACGGCGGCACGCCCGACGACGCGAGTGTTGTCTCGGCAATTGCCGATCTCAAGGCTCGCGGGCTTGCTGTCTACCTCTATCCCTTTGTGATGATGGATATTCCAGCCGGCAACAGCCTCCCGGATCCCTATGGGGCTTCGGCTCAGCCTGCCTATCCCTGGCGCGGACGGATCACCTGCCATCCGGCGATTGGCCAAGCGGGAACTGTGGACCGAACGAGCGAAGCCGCAAGCCAGCTGTCTGCCTTCACAGGGGCGACGCAGGCAACAGATTTTTCCGTCGACGGGCAGCGTGTTGCCTACAGTGGCGGCGAGGCCAGCTACCGCCGCTTTATCTTGCACCACGCGCAACTGGCCAAGGCGGCTGGTGGTGTCGACGGGTTCATTGTCGGATCGGAATTGCGCGGGCTGACGCAGGTGCGCGATGGAGCCAACGGCTTCCCGTTCGTCGCGGCGCTAACGGCTCTCGCAGCCGATGTGAAGTCGCTCCTGCCGGCGACGAGGCTGACTTACGGTGCCGATTGGAGCGAATACTTCGGCTACCATCCGCAGGATGGAAGCGGCGACGTCTATTTCAACCTCGATCCGCTCTGGTCGTCGCCGGCGATCGATGCCATCGGCATCGACAACTACATGCCACTGGCGGACTGGCGGGACGACGATCTCGCGAACGCCAATCCTGATGGTTTCCGGACCGGCGATGACTTCCAGGCGCTGACCACCGCGATCACTGCAGGCGAGGGTTTCGATTGGTATTACGCGAGCGATGCGGCTCGCCGGGCGAGGCAGCGTAGTCCGATTTCGGACGGGTTTGTCGGAAAGCCTTGGGTTTTCCGCTACAAGGATATCGCGGGCTGGTGGTCCGATCCGCATCATGAGCGGATCGGCGGCGTGGAAATCCCGACGCCGACAAAGTGGCTTCCGCGCAGCAAACCTGTCTGGTTCACCGAATTAGGCTGCGGTGCCATCGATAAGGGCGCGAACCAACCGAACATCTTTGCCGATCCGAAGTCGGCGGAAAGTGCTGTCCCCTACTTTTCCAACCGAACGCGCGCCGACACCATGCAGCGGCGTTTTCTGGAGGCCCATCACACGTGGTGGGGCAGTGGCGGTCCTCCGGCCGGAATGGTCGATCCGGCGCACCTTTTCGTCTGGTCGTGGGACGCGCGGCCCTTTCCGGCCTTTCCACAGAATACCTCGACATGGAACGACGGTGCCAACTGGCGTATCGGACATTGGCTGAACGGCAGGCTCGGCAGCGGCACGCTGGCTGAGGTGGTGGCTGCTCTGCTGCGAGATCACGGCTTTGACGATTTCGACGTGTCTGAGGTGAGCGGCGATCTGTTGGGATATGTGCAGGGGGATATCGCATCCGCGCGCAGGCTGATCGAACCGCTCCTGGAAGCGTTTCAGATCGATGCGATCGAGGATGCGGGGCGTCTGCGCTTCCGGTCGCGCATGCGGGCGAGCCTGCCGGCGCTGCCGGTCGAAATTCTTGTGGACCGCGAAGACGAGCCGCTATGGCAGGAAGCGCGTGGTCATGACAGTGATTTTGCGGCTGAAGCCCTGCTGAGCTTCTACAATCCCGACCTCGATTACGAGCAGGCAAGCGCTCGCTCCCATCGCGTGTCGCAATCGACAAATCGGATCATTCAGCAGGACCTCAATGCCGTCATGCCCGAGGAGACGGCGCTTGCCGCCGCCGAGGCATTGCTGCGCGACAATCGCGTTGCCCGGCGGTCCATCCGGTTCTCCCTGCCGCCGAATGAGGTGCGTATCCAGACTGGCGACGTAATTGCGCTGCCCGGACTACCGGGCCAGTTCCTGATCAGCCGCGTCGAGGATGGTGAGGCACGCCGGGTGGAGGCGCGCGAATTCGCCTCGTCTTTCGGCATTACGGCGGGGACGATTGCCGCCGGAAAGCCGAGCGGCGAGGGCGGCTCGAACCTGTTTTCCCCGATCGTCCACTTGATTGACCTGCCGCGGTTCGATGGCAACGATCCGTCGAGCTATGCGCGGGGCGCAGTCTTTGCAAAACCGTGGACAACGGTCGGGCTGTCGTCGTCTCCTACGAGCGAAGGTTACAAGGGTAGGGTGCTGCTCGATCGGCCGGCGCGGATCGGCACATTGACAAGTGCGCTTGCTGCAGGGGTTCTCGGCCGCTTTGACTGGTCGCGACCGCTTGAACTCGATCTGCCCTATGGCGGCCTCGCCTCGGCACCTGCGACTTCAGTCCTGAACGGCGCTAACCTTCTGGCGGCCCTGTCGGCGAGCGGTGCCTGGGAGGTCCTCGCGTTTCGCGAGGCCGAGGAGATAGCGAGCGGGCGTTGGGCGCTGCGCGGCCTGTTGCGAGCGCTTGCCGGCACAGAGGACGCGATGCTTTCCGGGGCAGCAGCCGGATCGGCCGTCGTGCTGCTCGACGAGGCGGTGAAACCGCTTGGCCTCGGCAGCGACGAAATGGGCCTGCGATTGAATTGGATCGCCGAAACGGCCTCATCAACGGGGAAGACAGGTCCCTTCGCCTTCGAGGGCGGCTTGCGGGCGCAGACGCCGCTTGCCCCCGTCCACATCCGATGCGCACGCGGCGACAACGGCGTGAAGATCACCTGGATCAGGCGCGGGCGCGACAGCGCCGACAGTTGGCTCGCAGCCGATATTCCCCTCGACGAGCCGTTCGAGCGGTACCGCGTCGAAATTCTGGATGGCGACGTCGTTCTGAGAGTGAACGAATCCGACAGGGCGCAGTGGATCTATCCGTCCGCCTACGAACTTGCCGATTTCGGACAACCGCAAAACAGTCTCAGCCTGCGCATTCGGCAACTGGGCGAACGCGTGCCGCTCGGCATTCCTGCACGCGTGACATGTGCTTTCTAAATTTCATCGTGAAGGAGAGAAGATGATAGATCTGAAGGATTGGTACAGTTCGAAGACCATTTGGGGCGCGCTGATCTCGATCGTCGCATCCGTGTTGCATTTTGCCGGCATCGACCTTGCTGCGGCAGACAAGAGCCAGTTGGTCGACTCGGTCGTCAACATAGCCGGCGCGCTGGGTGGCCTGCTTGCCGTTTACGGGCGTGTCACTGCCAAGGCGGCGATCAAATCCGCCCCTTAAAGCCGGCGCGGCGAGCGGAAGACATCGTTCGCCGACCCACATTTTTGAACACGCGTGGCGCGAATTCAAAACTGTTCTAAACATCAGGGATTACAAGGCATTCATTTGCCATTCAGGTGGCTTGAGTACATAGTCTGGGCCAAGTTGGTATCCATTGAAAGCATTGCACATGGCCTCTCCCTTGAGCGTCGCAGCGCTAGCCGCAGGGCTGGCGGTAACGTCGCCCTCACCGGATAATCCGCGTACCCTGACGGTGCGCGTTGCAGGCGATTGCAGCGAGGCCGCACGCGAGGTTGTGGAGAAAACGGGAGGACAGCTCCTTTCCGTCCAGCCTCTGGGCGATAGCTGCATTATCACCGTCCTCGTCCAAGGCAACGGACAGCGCCCGCGTAAAGTGACCGTCAAGGTTCCGATGTAG